AAAGAAAAGCAAAAAATGATTTTATGGCTTTTGTCAAAGCTGTGTGGCCCGAGTTTATAGAGGGCGCACATCACAGAGTTATTGCACAAAAGTTTAATGACCTAGCAGATAAAAAAATTAATAGATTAATTGTTAACATGCCACCAAGACATACTAAGTCAGAGTTTGCAAGTTACCTTTTGCCAGCGTGGATGGTAGGTAAAAATCCAAAATTAAAAATTATTCAAGCAACTCACACCGGAGAACTTGCTGTAAGGTTCGGTCGTAAGGCTAAAACACTAATTGACAGCGAAGAATATTCTAAAATTTTTGATACAACTCTTCGAGAAGACAGTCAGGCTGCAGGAAGATGGGAAACTGCCCAAGGTGGTGAGTATTTTGCAGCTGGTGTTGGGGGTGCAATCACGGGCCGTGGTGCAGACCTCTTGATTATTGACGATCCGCACTCGGAACAAGACGCAATATCCGGTAAAGCTTTCGAAAGTGCCTACGAATGGTACACATCAGGACCACGACAACGTTTACAACCAGGCGGACAGATAGTTTTAGTCATGACTCGTTGGTCAAAAAAAGATTTAACAGGAATTTTGCTCGACAATCAGAAAAAAATTAAGGGTGATCAATGGGAAATTGTAGAATTTCCGGCAATCATGGAACACGGAACTAAAAAAACGCCGGTGTGGCCGCAATATTGGAAATTAAAAGAGTTAGAATCTGTAAAAGCAACGTTGCCTGTTGGAAAATGGAATGCACAGTGGATGCAAAACCCAACTTCTGAAGAAGGAGCGTTAATAAAACGAGAATGGTGGAGAAAATGGGACCAAGAATTTTTACCAGACGTAACTTACGTCATTCAAAGCTACGATACAGCGTTTTTAAAAAAAGAAACAGCTGATTACAGTGCAATCACGACGTGGGGTATTTTTTATCCAGAAGAAGGAGGCAAACCAAATATAATTTTGCTCGATTCTGTAAAAGATAGATTTGATTTTCCAGAACTTAGACGTGAAGCGCTAGAGCAATATAAATATTGGCAGCCTGACATGGTTATCGTTGAGCAAAAAGCATCGGGTACACCCCTAACGCACGAGTTAAGAAATATGGACATTCCAGTGATGACATTTACTCCAAGTCGTGGTAATGATAAGCACGTTCGAGTAAATTCTTGTGCCCCGCTGTTTGAGGCTGGATTAATCTGGGCTCCTGATGAACAGTTTGCAGAAGAAATGATCGAAGAATGCGCGTCATTTCCATATGGCGATCATGATGACCTGGTTGACAGCATGACCATGGCTATCATGCGATTCAGGCAGGGAGGCTTCCTACCCCATCCAGAAGATTACGAAGACGAAATACAACCACCTAGGAGGAGAGAGTACTACTAACTATGTCATTAAAGTCAGAAGCTATAAAAAGATTTTTAATTGCAGCAAGATCTCTTGCTAATCAAGGATTAAGCAAAGAAGCTATTATGCAATTTGCTAAAAATGAATTTGGTGAAGTAACAGAACTGTTTAAAAGACAAATAGATAATATTTTTAAAAAACCTGCAACAGGAATTGAAAAAATAAAAGTAAAAGATGAGGTGTTTGATGACACTGTAATTAAACTACCTGTTGACGATACAGGCAAACCTTTTAATCCTAGAGATCCACTTAAACAATACGACAAACCAAAAAAATTTAGATTAAACAAAGAAAGATTTCAAAAAGATTTTAATGTTTCTGATGACGAAATAGAAGAAATACTTAAAATGTCTTCTGAAGAACAAAGAGATGTTGTTAATAAATATATTAATAAAGATTTTAGAGAAAGAATTGAACTTTCTGATTATGATGTAACAAATTTAAAACCTAACGCTGAAGGAGGCATTGTAGGATACTACACAGGTGGTTTGGTTGATGTTGAACCAAGTCTATCTGACATTGGCCATGGTTCGGATGCCTTGATGGCACGAACAAGATTGCTTTCACCAGGATCACAGGGAACTACATCAACAGGTTTAAATTATTTATTAGCTGAAGACAATGACAACATAAGAATTCCGTTTTCAAAAGGTAAGGTTGTAGACAAAGCAAGACGTAAGTTTATGAAATATGCTGGCACTGGCATTGGTGGTATCGCTGCACTTAAAGCAGGATTAATTAATCTTGCACAAGATGCAGCACCAAAGATAGAAGCGGTAAAAGAAACCGTGGTCCAAGCACCAAACTACTTTTTTGATTTAGCAAACACAATTAAAATGTTTGGTAAAAAATCAAAAGCACAGATTCAAGATAGAATAGATGAATACTCTATGAAAAGTCAAGATGGTAAATCAGAATTAATATTGATTGAAGATGTTGGCACAGGTGAAACGCAAATTAAAAAAATTGGTAAAGAAAATGATGAGATGATTACTGAAGTTCAAACTATGGAATACTCACCGGGCCTAGCAAGAGCTGATGAAGCTGGTGTTCCTGCTGATGACTACCAAGAATTTACAGAATATAATTCTAGAATATACAAAGATGAATACAATGAACCTATGATTGAAGAAGGTATTAAAGTTGAAGATATAACAAAAGAAATAATAAAAGATAAAAAAGCATCCGGTGGTGTAGCAAATCTATTAGGAGAATAATGGAAGAGTACGACATAGAAAAAATCCTAGATATGTTTGAGGAGGATTTTGTTATTCCTGCAAGCAAAATGGAAAGACCACAAGCTGCATTAGACAGAGAGATGTTTGAAGATGCAAACAAAAGATTCAATCAAGCTGAGGGCGGAAGAGCTGCGTTTAAAAAAGGAAAATTAGCAACTACATTAACACCTCAAATGGTTATAGACATTGCAGAAAAAAATCCTGATTTTACAGCAACAGATATTTTGAATAAACTTCAAAAAGATAAAACAAAAAATTATGTAACTAGATTTGGCACTCCTATAAATAGACAGGTTATTAACAAAACTTTAAGTGAAACTTTTGATCTTGCAGCAGCAGAAAAAGCTAAAGTTCCAAAAGGATATATTTCAGCAAAAGAATTTTTTAACACAGAAGGAATGCCTATTAAAAAAGCAGATTACATGACTGTTAAAAATAGAAACCCTAGTTTATTAACAGATACTATTGGTAAGAATGCAGTTTTTGTAGAAAGAGGTACAGGAGGTCAAGGAGAGTTTTATTATAAAAAACCAACAAAAGAGGACATAAAATTATATCAAAAAATAGCTTCTAGAAAAGGTCAATTAAAACCTAACACAATAAATTTAATGTTAGAGTTTCATAAAAAGTTTGGTAAGTTCTATGAAAAGGGAGAACTTCCTACATTAAAAAAAATACAACAATTTTTTCCTGATGTAACTCCAACCACTGCAGGAAATGTAACGGCTAGACTATCACAATGGTACAATGGAGCAGATTTTATAAATCCAGAATTAAAAGATATAAATAGAAACAAACCACTAGCAACTAAAATTCAAAAAGCTTCGAGTAAAGGTTTATATGGAAACTTTTATGCAGACCAGGCATACAAAGTTGCATTAGATACTATTGATGAAAAAATAGGAAGACAAGTAGGATCTTTTAAAGCATTTAAAGATAACATTAAAACAGCATTAAAAGAAGCAGGACTTCCAATCTATAGTAAAAATAGTCCTTTTGGTTTTAATTTAAATGAGATAGCCGGAGTAACAGGTGCATCAAGAACAAAGACAGCTGCTTTTTCTGATTTTGTAGATATAGCTGAAGGTAATTTTAATCAAAAACAATTATCTAGATTTCAAAGAGACTTTGCAGAGGTTAGAGAAAAATTAGATAAATTAGATCTTTCTAATAATCCACAAAACAAAGCCAAAGCTCAATCTTTAATAAATGATTTTCAAAAAGTAATAAAATATTATGAAGGAGAAACAGGATCTGAATTACCTAAAATTGGTTTAGGAACAGCAGATCAATATTATTCTGCAGAAAAATTAGCTGATATTGGAAAAGAAAGATTTGTTGGTGAGACTGGTAAAAAGAAAAATAGAAAAATACCTGGTACAGATTTATTGGGTTCATCACAACAATCTGGGTACACTGTTATTGTACCTGAAAATTATAGAACTGTTGGTCAGATTATGGAAACCGGTCAAAGAGACACGTTAAAGAAAAATGTGCAAAACACATTAGACGGCATGAAAGAATTTTTTAATGAATATGATGAAAAAAAATTATTTAAAAAATTAAAAGAGGCCTCACCTCCAGTTCTTAGACAAATGATGAAAGTAATACCTAAAGTTGTTTCATTAGAAGATGATTTTTTAAATGCATATGGTTATCCATTAACCGCGGGCCTTGATTCAAGTATAGGCACTCAACCTGTAAAAGAAGAAGGCAATTTTATTACACGAAATCCTTACACCACTGCTGGAGCAACAGCAGGAGCAATGCTTCCTTTTAAAATAGGAAGAAAATTATTAGGCAAAGGAATTAATCTTGGTTTTGGTCCAACAGGTATTTTAGGTATTAATGCTTATTTAGGTCTTGATCCAAAAAGTGGTGTAGACAGAACCGTTGCAGCTACCGAGGCTGCTCTTTTACCACAAGCAGTAAAAGGCACATTATCAGTAACAGATAAAATAAAAAACCCAATGCTTAAAAAAATTGCTGAAAGAGCAACACTCGCTGGCATGTCACCAACTATGGCTTTAAGATTTGCAAGAGTAGCAAATCCTGTAGGCATTGCAACACTAGTTGGTGAAGGACTTTATCAACTAGGTAAAAGAGGATATGAAGAACAACAAAGAATTAATGAGATGAGAGAAAATGATCCGGAAGCGTATCAACAATATTTAGCAGAACAACAAGAACTTATGGATGTATCAGCGTAATGATTAAAAATAAACCAACAAAGAAAAAACAAAACCTAGCACAAAAGATGAGAGCTAATCCTGCGTTTAAATGGTGGGCAGTACCACCTAAAAAAGGACCACTATCACAAGGGTTGAAATTAGGTAAAAAACAAGTTAAGAAAGCTTAGGAGAACATATATGGCAGAAATAGACAAAGCTCTCCCGAACGATAAACGACCCGAAGAAGTTGCAGAAGAGGTTGAAGTTACGGGAATTGAAGAAACACCAAAAGGTCCAGTAGAAATCACAGAAGACGAAGAAGGAGCAACAATTGATTTTGATCCTAATGCGATACCAATGCCGCAAGAAGGTGATCACTTTGCAAACTTAAACGAATTACTTCCAGAAGAAGATACAGACATGATCGGTAATCAATTACAAAATGATTACATGGAATATAAAATGTCTCGTAAAGAATGGGAGCGAGCTTACATTACTGGTTTAGATTTATTAGGATTCAAATACACGAACCGAACAGAACCTTTTCAAGGAGCTTCAGGTGCAACACACCCAGTGTTGGCAGAGGCGGTTACACAGTTTCAAGCTTTAGCTTATAAAGAATTATTACCAGCAGATGGTCCAGTTAGAACTATGGTTATGGGTAAAACAGATCCACAAAAAGAAATGCAAGCACAAAGAGTTAAAAACTTTATGAACTATCAGATCATGGATAAGATGCAGGAGTATGAATCTGACTTTGATCAAATGTTATTTTATTTACCTCTTGCAGGTTCTACATTTAAGAAAGTTTATTATGACGATTTATTGGGACGAGCAGTATCAAAGTTTGTCCCTGCGGATGACCTTGTTGTTCCGTATACGGCTACCTCATTAGACGATGCGGAATCAGTCATTCACGTTGTCAAGATGTCAGAAAACGATTTAAGAAAACAGATGGTATCTGGATTCTATTCTGACATCGAATTGACAAAACCATCAGGCACAATCACTAACGAGCTCGAAGAAAAAGAGCGAGAAGTTGAAGGTGTCACAAAATCCCAGAGACTAGATCCTTTGTATACAATTCTAGAATGCCACGTTAATCTAGACTTAGAAGGATTCGAAGATATTGGCCCCGACGGAGAGCCAACTGGAATAAAATTGCCTTACATCGTTACAATCGAAGAAGGCAGTAGGAAAGTTTTGTCTATTAGACGAAACTTTGCGCCCAATGATCCAAAGAAAAATAAAATCCAATATTTTGTCCACTTCAAATTTCTGCCTGGACTAGGATTTTATGGCTTAGGATTAATTCATATGATTGGCGGATTGAGTCGTACTGCAACTACGGCTCTCCGTCAGTTATTAGACGCTGGAACATTATCCAACCTACCCGCAGGATTTAAGCAAAGAGGTGTCAGAGTAAAAGACGATGCCGCAAATATACAACCAGGTGAATTTAAAGATGTTGACACTCCTGGTGGTAATCTAAAAGATGCTTTCGTATTCTTACCTTACAAAGAACCATCAGCAACTTTATTACAGTTGATGGGTATTGTAGTTCAAGCAGGACAAAGATTCGCGTCCATTGCTGACATGCAGGTTGGGGACGGGAATCAACAGGCCGCTGTTGGTACAACCGTAGCTCTTTTAGAACGTGGTTCAAGAGTAATGTCAGCAATCCATAAAAGACTTTACGTAGGTCTTAAACAAGAATTTAAATTACTTGCTAAAATTTTTGGCGAGTCATTACCACCAGAATATCCTTACGATGTTATTGGTGCATCACGAAGTGTTAAAGCAACAGACTTTGATGATAGAGTAGATATACTTCCTGTTGCAGATCCAAATATATTTTCTATGTCGCAAAGAGTATCACTTGCACAAGAACAATTAAGATTAGCAACTTCTAATCCACAAATGCATAATATGTATTCTGCTTATAGAGGAATGTATGAAGCAATTGGTGTAAAAGATATTGATAGAATTTTACCACCACCTGCACCCAACATGCCAAAAGATCCAGCTATAGAACACATTGATGCAATGGCAGGTAAAGCGTTTCAAGCGTTTCCAGGTCAAGATCATAGAGCACACATAACTGCTCATTTAAATTTTATGGCTAGCAATTTTGTTAGAAATAATCCTAGCATCACTGCAGCGTTAGAAAAAAATATTATGGAACACATATCATTGATGGCACAAGAACAAGTAATGTTAGAGTTTCCACAAGAAATGCAAATGTTACCACAGTTACAACAAGCAGCTGTTCAAAACCCAGCAATACAACAACAGATGCAACAAATATCTCAAAAGATAGAAGCTAGAAAAGCTGTATTGATTGCAGATATGACTGAAGAGTTTATGAAAGAAGAGAAACAAATTACTTCTCAGTTTGATCATGATCCATTATTAAAATTAAAACAAAGAGAAGTTGATCTTAAAGCTATGGAAGAAGAGCGTAAGATGAAAGAAGACGAAGCTAGACTTGAATTAGATCGAGCTAAAATGGTTCAAGCAAAAGATCTGACAGAACAAAAAATGGAACAGAACGAAGATCTAGCTAAACTAAGAGCTGATACATCTATTGAAAAATCGTTGATGTCTGTAGGTTCTAAACTAGCAACAGATGCAGCTAAAACAAAAGACGTAAAGATCTTGAAAGGTCCGAGAAGTTAGTATATTAACAATTAGGAGAAAAATATGGCAAAAGACACATTTAAACAGTTCGTTAACAAAGACGGCTACGCTAAAGGTGGAATCCCTGTAGAAGAGTCTCCTCAAAACTTAGTATTAGATCCAAGATCTAAAACAAGTATCAGAGGAAGAAACTATATTGCACAAGGAGACACTGTAGACGTTAAAGGTACACGAGCTATCAGAAAAGAAAAGAAACCTGTAAAGGCTACTTGGTACTAACATGTGGTTATCGGCAATTAAATTAGCCGTATCTGCTGGTAGTAAAATTTATGCTAACAAGCAGAGAACGAAGATGGCTATGTCAGATGCACAACTTATGCATGCTGAAAAAATGGCCCGAGGTGACGAAGCTTACCAGGGAAAACTTTTAGAAGCTCGACAGTCAGACTGGAAGGACGAGGCAGTTTTAATAATTTTAAGTTTGCCCGTGTTGGTGCTTGCCTGGGCGGTGATATCGGATGACCCAACCGCGATGGATAAAGTAAAACTCTTTTTCGATATGTTCTCTCAGCTCCCGTCATGGTTTACAAATTTGTGGATCCTTGTCGTTGCGAGCATATATGGTATAAAGGGAACTCAAATTTTTAGAAACGGAGGAAAAAAATGAGAAACGACTTTGGTACAAGACCTTATGCATCAAGATTTAATGGCAAAGGTATGAAAAAAGGTGGATCTGCTAAAAAGAAAAAGCAGGGCTACAAAGATAGAAAAGATGAATCTATCGCTATGAGGATCAGAAAAAAAAGAACTAAGAAACAACTAAAAGATTCACGAGATGAATCTTACGGTAAATTCGGATCTAAAGCTAAAAAAAGCGGAAAGATAAATAGGTAGTATAATGGCAAAAGTAACAGGATTAGAAAAATCTTTAAAAGAGAAATCTAAAAAAGAAGCTGAAGCATTAAGATTTGAAAATAAAACTGAAAAACAAAAAAAGTTTCTTAAAGATAACCCGAATGTAAAAACTGCAGCTGAAATGGAAAAAATGATTAAGGATAGAAAATCAGGAAATATTCAAACAAGAATGAGTCCTGGTGGTTATGAAATGGCTAAAGGTGGCAGAGTAAAAAACACCAGAAGAATGAACAGACTTGAAGAACTTGGAAGAGTAGATGCAGAAAAAGCATATACTAAAAAAGGTAAAAGAAATCTTAAAGCTGAAAAGAAAAGAATAGTCAGATCATTAAATTCTAGAGGAGCAGCTAAAAGAGGACATGGAGCAGAAATAAAATAAAGGAGAAAATATGGCGGGAAATGTAAATAGACCATCAGGACCTAGAACAAGAACAGCAGCTCAAGATCAAAGAGCAGCTAAAATAAAAAGAGCTTTTAGATCTGATAATGCTTATTCTATGATGAAAAAAGGTGGAAAAGCTAAAAAGAAAAGTAAATTTCCAGATCACTCAGGTGATGGTAAGATTACTAAAAAAGATATCTTAATGGCTAGAGGAGTTATTCCTAAAACCAAAAAGAAAATTAAAAAGAAAAAATAATGATTAAAAAAATTTTAAATGCAATTAAAAATCTTTTTGTTCCTACAAAACAAACTGAAATTGTGCATTTAGATAAACCAGTAGTGGTGGTAGAAAAATGTCCAAGACATGCATACTTTAAACCAAAGTGTCATATGTGTGTAGCGGCATTAAATGGAGTTAATCTGTAATGGCAAAACTATGTCCAAGAGGTAAAGCTGCAGCGAAGAGAAAATTTAAGGTGTACCCAAGCGCCTATGCTAATATGTATGCTTCAGCTGTATGTTCAGGTAAAGTTACACCAGGTGGTAAAAAAAATAAAAAAAGAAAAAAAGCTGCTAATGGTGGAATCATAGACATGACTAGATTCCAAATAGTGTAATGGCTAAAAAAGGATTACGAGCATGGGTAAAGGAAAACTGGGTCGATATTGCAAACAAGCGGCCAGATGGTTCATACCCGAAATGTGGAAGAAGTGGTGGAGAAAAAAGAAAAAAATATCCAAAATGCGTGCCTATTGCAAAAGCAAGAGCGATGAGCAAAGGGCAGCGTGCGGGTGCCGTAAAAAGAAAACAAGCTAAAGCAAATACAGGTCCTACACCAAGTAGAGCTGCAACATTTGCAAAAAGAAAGAAAGCGATGAATGGTGGAATTATAAACATGACTAGGATGGTGCAAGTATAATGAGTAAAGGTACAATGCCAGCTAGAAATAAAAAAAATTTCAGATCTACAAAGTCTGGAGCAGGAATGACAAGAGCCGGTGTCAAAGCCTATAGAAGATTAAATCCCGGTTCTAAATTAAAAACAGCCGTGACTGGTAAAGTGAAACCGGGATCAAAAGCTGCTAAACGTAGAAAGTCTTACTGCGCAAGATCACTAGGTCAGCTCAAAAGAGCTTCAGCAAAAACTCGTAATGATCCTAACTCAAGAATCCGTCAGGCAAGAAGGAGATGGAAATGTTAAAGAAAAAAGCAAAAATAAAAAAAGTAATTAAAGGTTTA